TTGATAAATTTTAGTTTTGAAGGGTATAATCTAAAACCTAACGCTTTTGAAGCAATGTTTGGATCAGTAAATAAAATCGATATCAAGCCGGGTGACAGAATAGCTCAATTAATTATTGAGAAATGTCATGAAGCCACATGGAGACCAGTAGCCTCTCTTGAAGAATCAAAAAGAGGAGAAAAAGGTTTTGGTAGTTCTGGAGAGTAACTTAGATATGCAACGCAGTAACACTTCCCAAGCGGAAATTATCTCATTCAACTCAAAAATGGTTGGTGCAGAAGTGCAGGTTGTCTGCAAGGAAGGCTCAACATGGAGGGGTAAAGTTGAAAAGGTTGTCGATGAAGAATATTTTGAAATATCTAAATTCGAAAACCCTCTACAAACTGAGATAGTGTCAATGTACGACATCCGCTCACTCTCATACGAAACTATTTGACCCTAGTGTCTCACGTTTATTAAAGAAAAAAGCCTTTTTCCTAAGAAAAAACACACTGAGACATCTTGGCACGCCCTCTGCTAATTCTATGGCATGTATTTACATGACACATTTGGAAGGGGCTTGCTTGATATAGCAACGCCATTATTTAACGAAATTCAAAATAGTTTAGACCCTGTTTTCGTGGAGGAAAACGGGGATTATGTATTTGAGGTAGAAATGCCCGGTTTCGCGAAAGAAGATGTTAAAGTCAACATTGAAGCTGCTGGGCACCTCAACCTACAAGGTAAAACCACACGAAGAGGGAAAGAGGTAAAGTTTGGACAAACTTACTATATCCCCGATAAAGCCGACCCAGCTACGGCTGATGCATCCTTAAAAAATGGGATATTTAGGCTAATATTCAAAAAGAAAAACAGACATAAACCTAAAGAAATAAAAATTAAATAAAAGGGTTTAAAGAACCGGGCTTCGGCCCGGTTTTTTTGTGTAATTATTAATATGCCGCTTCCAACGCCGAAAAAAGGCCAGCAAAAAGAAGACTTTATTAATTCTTGCATGGCTAGTCCAGTAATGAACTCAGAATATAAAGATCCTAAACAACGCATGGCCGTGTGCCACTCCCAGCACCGAAAGTCTTCAGCATCAGCGACTTGGAACGAAATTGAATTTGACAAATTTTTACTTTTTAAATAGTATTTTTTTAAATGACCAACGACGTCATATTAACACAAAAGAAGCATGACCAAATTACGGGACTTTTAGATCAATTAGTTGAGGCATCGATATGGCAAGACGCCCAAGCGAAAGCTAAAGATCCGTTAAAAAATCCGGGGGAGAGTTTTATGACCAATAAATTAAAAATAGTAAGAGATATTTTAAAAAATGAAAATAGATAAAGCTCTCTCTAAATTACTAAAAGAAAAAGAAAGTCTCATAGATTCCATTGAGCTGTGCTGTAAAAGTATAGAGTTTTGGGAAAAGAAAGCGGACATGGTTTTCAAAAAAATGGACGAGTTTGAGACCGAAAGCGTTTTCGAAAGCGACGAAATTTGTGAGGTAAAATATAAAGCATTAATGAAGGACGCTTCGCGATTAATGAGCCGAATTAATTTTGAAAACAGTCAGCTGGATCAATTGGAAGATTCAATTTTAGAACTTGAAGAAAAAATAATAACTACTCTGGACAAGCATGCCAAAAAACAAAAAAAATAAAAGGTATTATTTGATAGAGTCTTCTCAAAAAAAATGGTCTTATGGAGCGTTCCCTTATACTGAAGAAGGATTAAAAGAGGCTAAAAAATATTTATCCAACCTTCAAAAAAAAACAAAAGAGAAACTAGAAATAGTGGAAAAATAACTTGACCACGCACCCCGTCACAACTAAAGTGACTCACACACCTAATTAGAGGTGTATTTTTTTCTACCAACATGGAAATAAAAGTAAAAAAAAGGAACGGAAAATTAGAAGAATTTGACGTAGAAAAGATAAACAAATGCGTTTATCGAGCTTGCGCAGGTATTGATGGCAATAATGTATCTGCTAGCGAGGTGATACTTGATGCTCAATTACAGCTTTACGATAAGATCACTACAAAAGAAATTGATGAAGCCTTAATTTTGTCAGCTCGGGCCAAAATAGAAAAAGAGCCAAATTACAGTAATGTTGCCGCCGCTTTAGCTGTCAATGCTCTTTACAAGGAAGTCTTTAGAGAAAGTGTAGATTCAGATACTTTTGATTTACAATATAAAAAATCTTTTGTCCAAGGCGTAAAAAAACTCGTAAAGAATGAAATTTTAAATGAGAAGCTCTTAGAGTATGATTTAAAAAAGCTATCAGAAGCCATCGACCCATCCAGAGACGAAAAATTTAAATATCTAGGACTACAAATTTTAATAGATAGATATTTTATTCGGATAAATAATAAGATAATCGAATCGCCCCAAGCGTTCTGGATGAGGATCGCGATGGGCCTAGCTTTAAATGAAGACAATAAAGAAGAACGAGCAATTGAATTTTACAACCTGTTTAGCAATCTGCTTTACACTCCATCCACTCCTACATTATTTAATAGCGGAACTACTCACTCTCAATTAAGTTCGTGTTACCTAAATACATTTGATGACAGCATCGACGGAATATTCGAAGGGGTCTGGCAAGAAGCCAGAAAAAGTAAGTACGCCGGAGGTCTTGGCTTTGACGTTACTAATTTTCGTGCTTCTGGGGCTTATATCAAAGGCACAAACGGGATTTCTGGAGGTCTTGTGCCATGGCTCAAAATCCTCAACGACACACTTGTCGCGGTAAACCAAGGTGGCAAAAGACCCGGCGCTGGCTGCGCTTATTTAGAACCTTGGCATTTAGACTTTGAGGATTTTCTTAATCTTCGGAGGAACACTGGGGACGAAAGACTCAGATGTCACGACATGAATACTGCTTCATGGGTTCCTGATCTTTTTATGGAAAAAGTCAAGCAAGATGCTGACTGGTATATGTTTTGCCCTTCCGATTGTAGAGAATTGCACGAGGCTTATGGGGAAGACTTTAAGGAGTCTTACGATTATTACTGTCAAAAAGCAGAGGAAGGAGACTTGAAAAATTTCCGCAAAATAAAAGCTAAAGAGCTTTGGAAGAAAATGCTGAAAGTTTTATTTGAGACATCCCATCCTTGGGTGACTTTTAAAGACCCATCTAATATCAGGTATAGCAATCAGCACCAAGGAACGGTTCATTCCAGCAACCTTTGCACCGAGATCCTCTTACATACAAAACCATCTCAATATAAAGATGGAGAAAAAATAGAGATTGGAGAAACTGCTGTTTGTAACCTAGGAAGCGTCAACTTAAAAAACCACCTCAAAGATGGAGGATTAAATAAAGAGCTTTTAGCCTCTACAATTAAAACTGCAATTCGGCTTTTGGATAATGTCATTGATTTGAATTTCTATCCTACTAAAGAAGCAGAGAATGCCAATATGCAACATCGTCCGATTGGGCTGGGAATGATGGCGACTCATGACGTTTTGCAAATCTTGGATATCCAGTATGATTCAGATAAAGCTGTAAAGTTTGTAGATGAATTAACAGAGTTCTTTTCTTACAACGCGATTCTTTCTTCCAGTGAACTTGCTAAAGAAAGGGGTAGTTATAAAACTTACTCAGGTTCGTTGTGGGAAAAAGGTAAACTGCCAATCGATACTTATAACAACTTGTTAGATTTTAGAAAAAAATCTTCTAAGTCACCCGTGCGGGGAAAACTTGATTGGAAAAAAGTAAGAGAACACATTTTAAAATATGGAATCAGAAATAGTAACACTATGGCAATTGCTCCTACTGCCACTATTGGCTATATTAACGGCGTGGAGCAGAGCATCGAACCGAACTTCTCGGTAATGTTCGTATACGAATGTAAGAGTGGAAACTTTTACGTTGTTAATGAGCAGTTTGTAAACGATATGAAAAAGGAAGGTTTATGGAGTCCTCAATTAGCAGAAGCCGTCAAAGAAGTTGATGGCGACGTTATGCTTCTCGACATTCCTAAAAAATATCAAGAAAAATATAAAACTGCTTTTGATCGCGATATGTTTAAATTAATTGAATGTAACGCAGCTAGGCAAAAATGGATTGACCAAGGCATCTCATTTAACCTTTACAACAAAGGCACCAGCCTAAAATATTTAAATGATATTTATATGGCGGCTTGGGAAGCTGGTTTAAAAACTACTTACTATCTACGTAACCGCGGAGCCTCCAAAGTTGAGAAATCCACAAAAAAAGAATATACCAAGGAGGAACAAATAGCCTGTTCCATCGCAAACCCTGAATCATGTGAAGCCTGTCAGTAATGGATTACAGTAAAGTTAATATATTTTATCCTGTAATTGGATATACCGGAATGGTTCATTCTGATTATATGATGAGCACCATCGACCTCATGTCTGTATGTAGACAAAAAGATATTAAGATAGGGCTACGTTCTATATGGTTTGAAAGTTTAATCAGTAGGGCGCGAAACGCCTCTGTAGCTTTCATGCTTAATAAAGATTATACCCATTTGTTATTTATTGATACCGATACTCAATTTTCAGCCTTCGACGTAATGAAACTTATCGAGGCTGATAAAGATGTAGCGGTTGGAGTATATCCAAAAAAATATTTTAATGGACAAAAAATAGAACTAATGGCTTCTACTGGTAAGATGCCTGAATACTGGAGACACCTAGCTACTGACTTTTCTACAGAGATAGATTACGAAGAACTTAAGAAAGCGAAAGAAGAAAATATAGTGCAGGCCAAATATGCCGCTACTGGATTCATGCTTATAAAGCGCGAATGTATAGAAAAGATAATCGCAGCTAGACCTGATATAAAATATACAAACGATATTGATGGCTATGTGGATGCTGGAGATAATTTTTATGACATTTTTCGCTGTGAAGTCAATCCAAAAACTAAAAAGTATGAAAGCGAAGATTATGGCTTTTGCAAACTTTGGAAATCTATAGGTGGAGAAATAAGCGTTGTAACCGATATCAGTTTAGGCCATCGAGGATTCAATACCTACATGGGAAATTTAAAACTACAATCAAATTATTATACGCCAAATGAGTGATTCAAAAACAGGACAAATACTAGGAAAAGATATAGCGGGGGTAAACTGTATTTTACCTCATAAACATAAAACTGCATGGGATCTATTTATAAAAGGTTGTGCAAACAATTGGATGCCAACTGAGATCTCTATGGCGGAAGATATTAAACAATGGAAAAATGGAGAAATAACAGACGATGAAAAACTTTTGGTTAAACGTTCGCTTGGGTTTTTTGCTGGCAGCGAATCTCTTGTTGGTAATAATCTTCTTCTCAGTGGCTTTCGCTACATTACTGATGCTGAGTGTCGCCAGTATATTTTACGACAAGCGTTTGAGGAGAGCCTTCATAATCTTACTATTGTTTATGTTTGCGATTCTTTGGATCTTAAAATAGATGAAGTATTTCAAGCTTACATAAACATACCTTCTATTAAAGCCAAGGACGACTTCTTAATGGAAATAACGACTGACTTGAGCAGGCCAGACTTCAACCCTCATACTCAAGAAGGTAAAAAAGAAATTTTAAGAAATTTTATTACTTACTGGATTGTATGCGAAGGGATATTTTTCTTTAGCGGGTTTGCCATGCTTTTAGCTTTAGGGCGGCAAAACAAAATGCAAGGTATTGCTGATCAAATCAAATACACTCTGCGCGACGAGAGTTCTCATATTCAATTCGGCACTTACGCTATAAATCAGATCATTGAACAAAATCCAAAACTCTGGTCAAAAGCCTTCCAAGAAGAAATCACTGAGTGGATCAAGAAAGCTGTAGAGCTTGAAATAACTTACGCCAAAGACGTGTTGCCGCGAGGTATTTTAGGTTTAAATGCCGACATGTTTGTAGATTATATGCACTATATTGGTAACCGCAGATTAGAAGGTATCGGACTTGAATATCGTTTCCCTAGTGATAAAAATCCCTTCCCTTGGTTAGGGGAAGTGGTTGATGTTCAAGCGATGGGTAACTTTTTTGAGCGTCGCGTAAGGGAATATCAACAATCTGGTTCCCTTGAGGATGACTTTTAATGTAACAGTTTATGAACAACGATGTCACGATTTAAATTCTCCACCGAGTCTTTCATGTTGGGCCAAATCTCTTGCGAAATAATCGCATTATCCCAGCACTTAAACGAAAATAACGGAGAAAAGCTTAATGGCGAATTAGTCGAACTTGACAAAATAATAAACCGAGTTAATAGAGTGAAAGAGATAATGCTTAGAAAGGATAAAGAAAATGCCTAATGTATCTGAATTTGAGAGGAATAAGCCGCGAGAAACTTACGCTGCTATTATAAAAGCTAAAGAAAAGTATGAGACTTTACTCAAGGAAACCGTGATCATGGAAGATACCGATGCGGTAAGAGTAGAGATGGCTAGGCATTTTTTAAGAGACTTAAAAGAAATTTTTCAAAAATTCAAATCTGGCCAATAATATTGTGTAACAATATATATGGCTAGTATAGCAGATCAATTCAAAGGCCTCCCAATTGGGACACTCATCGCGGAACCGTTACTTGGAGCGGCAAAAGCTCAAGGGCAATTAGCTCACACAACTGAGCAGTTTATCAAAGACATCGGGCTGGAAAAAGACGGCAACGGAAATCTTAAAGCACGAACAGTAGAGTTTGATTACGATGCTCCCGTGGAATCAAAGGACGCCAACGGAGCACTCACTACAAAGATTGAAAACAGAAAACTCAGAGTTCCCCTTCTCTCAGTTATTCAAACTCCCAATTTAGGAGTCAAAAAAGCTACTGTTGACTTTGACATGGAGGTTAAGTCCAGCACTCAAGACACTAGCTCTGTAAATACCCAAACTGATCTTAGTGTCAAATACGACAATTGGTGGTCTCCAGTAAAAGTAGATTTAAAAGCTTCCGTATCTACCAAAAGTGAAAATATTCGTAAAACCGACAATTCTGCAAAATATACCGTTCATGTAGAAGCCCGGGACGACGGAGCTCCTGAAGGGCTTATGAAAGTTCTTGACATTCTCGGAGCGGCTATTCAACCTGTCCCTGCTGGTGGAGGAGGCTCTTCATCTGGCGGTGGTGGTAGTAATTAATGGCTGACGACAAATTACCTTATTCAAAATCTGGATCATTTAAAGGTGCTCCTGCGTTAAAAACGTTCGATCACCTGATCCAGTGTCTCTATAACTCTGTAGTTTATGCTCAAAGATACGTAGAAACTGAGCATCTAAAACGGGTTATAGGCACGTATTTTGATGAATATGGTCGCCCGATTACAAAAAAAGTTGTTCTCCCTACAACTGAAGGCGATCAAGAGGTAGAAATACCTCTAATGACCCTAGCTGGACACAACCATCTTAAAATAGATAGTTTAGAGATGGAGTTTGATGTAGATTTGGGTCAGTTTGAAAATGAGGATAACCATAAAAAACGCCGAATGATAGCGATGATCGGCCGCAAAGACCCTAAAAATACTTTAGCAAAGGTCAAACTTACTATAAAAAACGGCGATACCCCTGAAGGCCTTGCAAGGATAAACGATAAAATTGTAAAAACTATCCCTACTTAATATAATAAAGATATGGCAAGTGGTTATTTAAGATTAATGTTGGATTCGGCTCGACGTTGTGCTGCCGCTACCCAAGATGCAGCAGAGGATGCCCGAAAAGCATCAGAAGAAGCTAGGCACGAAGCTCAGGAGATTGACCAAATGGCTCAAGATGCGGCTTCCAAAGCAGTTGAAGCTAGTGAAAGAGTCAAAGTCTTGGAAGCTAAGGTTTTAAAGCACGATAATATGGGTGAAGTTGAATCTGTTTAGATAAGGCGGTCTTTTATACGCTCTATTATATCTAATTGGTTCTCCATTCTAATGTAGTTAGTTATAACAGTAGCTCTTTGATTTCGAACTTTCGTGTCGAGCCTTAACCCTCTTTCCTGCAAAGGACCCACTATATCAGAAACAAAATCAAACATGCCCCTTTGGTTTAAAAACTTCCAATATAAATCTTCAGTCCCGGGTTCACACTCAAGAAGAATATCCATTTTACAATCTATCGAAGCACAGGATAACACGTATCTGAAAGGCAGAGATTCTGTCGGAGGTTCAGACAACGGCGCTAGAACTATTAAGTTCATATAATATATTACACTAATGAGTCAAGTTAATCTAGTAAACGATATACCAATTACAAAAGACGGGTTTGAGCACGTAAGTTGTATTGTTGAAATTCCGAAAGGGACAAACACTAAATATGAGTACAATGAAGAGTACAATATTTTTGAATTAGAGCGGTGCTTGGTCTCGTCTCTACAATACCCTATCAACTACGGGTTTATTACTCAAACTTTTGCTCTTGATAACGACCCTTTGGATGTTTTGATTTTTAATCATGATCCAATTGACCGCGGAAGCTTAGTAAGGTGCAGGGTATTAGGAGTGTTAGATTTTGTAGATAACGATGAGATAGATTATAAAGTGATAGCAGTGCCTCATTGGTCTCCAAAGAGTAGATACCCGAGATTAAGCTCGATAGAGCCAGAACACCTTAAAATATTTAAACAATTTTTCCGCATTTACAAAATAGACAGAGCCAGCACGGTTAAAGTAGGTGAATGGAAGAACGGAAGAAAAGCGACGACAGTAGTTTTAGATGCTCATAACAGATGGCAAGAAAGACAAAAAAATGGGAATGTTTGATGATATAATTGTACCGAAGTCTTATTTAAAAGGCTTACTCACAAAAGACCAAGAGAAACTCTTGAAGGGCTCTAGCCGCTATGGCGGGTCGGTCAGGGGTATTCAGTTTCAAACTAAGTGTTTGGAAAATGCGCTCGATCAATATAAAGTTTATAAACAGAACCTTTTTATAAATGACAAGTCTTTATGGAATTGCGAACCCCCAAGCACAGAACAAAGAACTGAAGATACTCCCAAAAAATATCCTTACGAAAAAGGCCGCTGGAATAAGGTAGGTCATAACGGGGGCGTAAATTTCTATACATCATTTTATGATGAAGATGAAAATGTCTGGTGGGCTGAGTTTAAATTTGTTTTTGCGAATGGAGTTATAGACAAAAAAGAATTAGTTAAATTTGAAATACAGGAAACTGTTGAAGAAGCAGAGGCGCGAGATAAAAAATGGGAAAAAATTACAGCTCAAAGAAGACTCTTTGAGAGAACTTTAAGATATAGATTTTACAATAAAATTTCTAATTTTTTGTTTAAATTGTCACAATGGGCTTATCAAAAAACCTTACCGCAAGTAGTTAAAAAAACAAAATTAAAAGAAGAAAAGTTAAGCCTTTGGAAGCATTTATGAATGAAAAAAGGGTTTACAGTATTGGAGCTTTTACTAGCCATCACTGTAATTATGCTACTTATTTCCCTATCCTTGCAAACTTATGCAAATGCACAGCGCCAAGCTAGAATTGCTGCGTGTAAAGTATATAGGAAACAAATAGAAACCTTTCACGAAATGCCAGAATATGACTTACCAACCATATCGGACTCCGATATTAAGCTTCTGATAGAAACCTATAACCAGTGTTATAATTGCCACACAACAGCTGGAATTCCTTACTATTACGCAGAATGAAAAAACTACTCCCACTACTCTTTGCGAGCTCTCTATCCGCTCAAGAAAATCCCTATGACACCATCGTTAAGCGAAACGCTTTTACTTTAGTTAATGAAGCGCCAGCAAAAGTTGAGCTTCCAAAACTACTAGAGCAACCGCCTATCAAACTTAATCTGACGGGCATCATAGTCAGCAGAGGAGTCACTAATGTTTATATGTTTTCCAAAGATGTCCCAAAGAGGTTCTTGACTCTGTCCTCTAAAAGGAGAACAGATAGCGGAGTAACGCTGCTGAGTGTAGAGAGAGGGTTAGTAGAAGTAGATAACAACGGGGTGACAGAACTTCTTTCATTCGATACCCACAAGCTGCCATCTACAATTACATTGCCTAAACTAAACGCTAAGCCCACTGTGATAAAAAAGAACTCTAAAGACGATAAAGATAAAAATAAAAATATTACGCCTCCTACCCCTAAACCCTCTGTCGTAAAAGTCCCTTCGCGCCGACCTAAAATAGACCCAAAGATAATTCAGAAAGGGCTAGAGTACATAGATAGGATAGATGACAAAGAAAAGAGGGAATACATCCTTAAAAGACTAGAGGGACTTCAGAGCGGTCAAAATAACTTGGATAGAAAAATTGATACCAACGAAAGACGTCGTCAATACGATGAACGTCGTCGAGATAGATGAACATTCCTAAGGAAGGGTTGATAGAGTTTGTAAACTTTGTTAATGAGTGTTGTGCCGTTATGGATCATAACTATGTCGCTGAATGGCTAAATAAACCTCACCCAGACCTCAATATGCAAAGCCCTATGGACTTGGTTAATGAAGATGCAGGAAGAGAAAAACTTTATCGCCTTCTTTATTTTATCGAAATAGAAGAAGCTGATCTTTAAGCCCCCGCTTTAGGGAAAGAGTTGATTATTGACTTCGTACCGTCCGGATATTTCTTATAGGTTATGTACCATACAGCGCCTTGTATAGTTTCTTCTACTGTATATTCCCCAACTTGACCTGATGATATTTCAGGTGAAGCCTCATCGTTTGTAATAACCTTCTCAACAAAAGCTTGGTTGTCTACAAACAATTCAAAACCTCTGACTAAAGCTTCCGTACCCCCTATCAAAAGAATAGACACCGCCGCTCTTTGATCTACCGCTATGTCGGGCACTTGGACCTTCATGACCGTATCAGAAGTGTAAGTGACTTTTTTAGCGGGATTTTGAGTGGAATAATTGCCGGAAAAAATTACTGGAGAGGTCTCTGTATATCCAGTACTTTGCAGCATAGACCTTGAATTGTAATCCCTGTCACCTTCCGTGACAAAAAACACGTCCCTCACATTACTGAACCCTTGGCCGCTTAAGGATATTTCAGTTCCCGTTATACCACCGCTCGGACCAAAACCTGTAACATCAACGTAAGTCCCGGTTATAACAATGTCTCCCGGATAATCAGTTTTAGAATGGGCATAGTTAATAGTATCCACGAGAGAAGAAGCATAATAGGGGTAAGATTGTATATAAGGCTGTTGATCCACTATGGAGAAAGCTTTTATATATTGAGCATAATTTGAACCAAAAACCGGAGTAGATAAAACCAAATTCCCTGTTCCTATAAAATCCTGAGGAGTTACAAAATACCCTCTGCTTAACAGTTCTGAACTATACCCTGCGTATATCCCACTATCATACCCAGTTAAATTTACCGGCATACTCATAACACCTGTCTTCTCATCTGGAAAATTTCTTAAATTGTAACCCGTTCCTGTTATCAAAGCGTACGCTCCTGAAATATTTGATATCCCTGTTCCGTCCCCTAGATCAGGAAAACTCCAAATGAAATTAGACCCAGTAATTACCAGAGGCGCTCCCGTAGAAATATTAGTGCCATTGTATCCTGATATTCCTTCTATGCAAGATAGTGGACAGAACCCGCTTTGGTCAATTACAATACCACTATTTTCCCTACCTGAAAGGGTAAGTAAAGAATCTATCAATCCAGTAGGAACGTTAGCCTTAATAACCTCTACATTATCCACTGTATTGACATAAATAGAACTTATCGACTCCGTCCCCCCTGTAACATAAGGGAAAAGAATATCTAAATCTTTAACATTTTTTCCACTTAAAAGCATTTCTTCACCGGGAACTAAATAACTATTAAAGCCACTAACATCTACTATATTTATACCGCTTGGGAAATCCCCAGTTCTTCCTAAGAAATCAACGGCGTTAAATAAACCACTCCTACTATTTATATTCTGAGGGATTGGTAAACTAATATTTTCATATCCCCTACTTAAAAAATTATCTTCTACAAACTTATTTACTCTTCCTGAAAATTCTATTCCTGTAACTAAATTCAATCGTTTCCCTGAGATGTTTATGGAATTTGTTCGCCCAAATACTTGATCATAGTTGATATCTCCCGTCGCACTTACGTAAGACGGCTTATTATCTTTTGTCCCTATCCAAAACCCACTAATAGAAGGTGAACCCGGAACTATATTCAAAAGGTCAGGCGTAGTTTCATTCCCTCCGCTAGTTAAAACCTCTATCCTTGCGCTTGCTACATTTTCATTAGGTGTAAATTGTATCCCTGTTATATAGTCACTATTAGCAAAAGGCGTAACGTCACTTCCTGTTATTAAAGTATCTCCTATTTTTAATCCAGTAATAGCTTCGAAAGCGCCAGATATAGTTATAGTAGTTTCATCCACAACTCCGGTAGTTGGAGAGAAGCCGCTAATAACCGGATACTCATAAACATCTAAAACCCCTCCTAAGTTACTTATAGTACTACCCCTAACATTGTGCAATCTCAACCTATAAGCCCCCGTCTCAAAACTATTGGGATAAGAAAATCTAACCTCTGTATTGTTAGACTTAAAACCGCTAATAGCTAGATCAGTAACTACATTAGTTACTGAATCTTTTACTAAAGAAAGCCTTAAATCTCCTGAGTAAAGATTAGTCCCTGTTATTGTTCCTGTTTGGTTCGGCGAGATATTTGTAGTGGGATTTATAGCCGTAACCGTAGGCATTCCAAACCCCACAAATCCATCACCATCAGTATGATAGGAAGTGTCCTCTCCGTACCTACCTGAAATAACAACGTCGTAACCTTGTTGAGTAGTTATAGTTTGAATACCGCTTCCTACAGTAAGAGTAACAGAGTCACCTTGTTTGTTCTCTACTATAAAAGCACTTGTATATTCAGTTCCAGCGCCTACTGCCCCTCCAGTTATATCTGCACCAAGTATGTCATAAAAGTTATCTCCTTTTACCGTTATAACGTCTCCCGCCAATCCAGAAGATGGATTTATAGAAGTAATAACAGGAGTGCTGTATTTTAATAAAAAATCTGTATTTGAAGGAAAAGCTTCTGGGTAATGATTAGAATAAAGAAAAACATTGCTGGTTCCGGTAGGGCATGTCGTAGGAATTTTTCCTGTCATAGCACTATTTGTAGTCCCTACTATATTAAATAACCCAGTGGAACCTTCAGTACCGAAACCGACAAGATAACCACTAGCGCTCCTATCGAAGTTTTTTGCATCATAAAGTATCTCAGGTATAAAGTTAAAACCTGAAATAGCAGCAACATCTCCAGTTTCAACAAAAGCAGTTGCCGATCCTGTTATCTCTGGGACTCCGGGAATAGCTTGAGAGCTCCAAGGACCCGAGGCTGGATTTGGACCTATACCAGTTATCTTAGCCAAAGACTTGAATATCAAATTAGCGTCCCCGCTATGAGACAAACCACTCCTCAGTAACAAATTTACCCCTCCCCAAACATCTCCGCTCGGGACTTCCGCCCTAACAATCTCAGAGGTAACAAGCGAGACAGAACCCGTTACATTATTAAAATTAACCCCGGTTACTGCGTTAAAATTTCTACCTAAAACGTCAACATTTTGCCCTGTGGTTTGTTGGCCTGTGCTTAATCCTGTTATCTCTGGGATAATTACAAATTCATTTGGCGAAATTCCACTTGATTCAGAAGTGCTACCATTTAGCCCAGTACGCAGGGAAGAAGATACTGATATCCCTTTCCATTCTGCCCCAGAAGGCACTATAACATTTAATTCGTTTGGACTTGTTACAAAGAATTGACCTGTCAAATGATCTGCATGACCAAATCTTACATCAGTTATTTGGTAAAAGTTTTCCCCTGTGACTTGTATTAAGTCTCCTGCTTTAGCTGAATAGGTTTCCAATTCTCCAACTGATACTTGGCTAGCCGAATCTAACACTACGTTAACGTTGCCTAATGACAGAGTAGATGAATCAGTTTCTACAAAAATTTCACTTGAATAAGCAGCTGCGGGAACAACGCCTGAAATACCAGTGGTATCTAAATAATTAAATGTATCCACTTGGACGTCGCCAAAGAAAACGTTCTGAACAAAGTCCATATTGGAACCGCTCAAACTAAATATTTTCTTAGGTCTAAAAGTTGGCATTTATATATTTCCCTCCGATCCTGTGGTTCCTATACCTACACAACCGGTTGATCCAAGGTTATCTATTATAGCGGCAATAAAGGTGTCTCCTGCGGATAAATTGTTTTGAGTGACATTTATTGTCTGCTTTATATAATCACCAGCGGCCGAAGATAGGTTTCGAGTATTAATAACTCCTGAGCATGTAAAATTCTCTACGGTTTGAGCCGCCGTGTTTTTAAGGTTAACGGATATCTTGGCATCTGATCCGCTAATAGGTAAATAACCAGTAGGGTTATCTATTTCAAAATTCATGTTTACAACCTTAGTCCCAAAGCTTACGTCACTAGGTATTGTTTGATCCATTAAGTAAACCGGCTTAACTTCAGAGTTATAGTTGTAGGTACCCGCTATAAAGTTATCTACCTGAAAAGGCGCACTTGTACCGTCTTCAGCAACCCCAGCTGCGAAATCACTTTCAATTACAGCCTTTGATATATTAAGAACCTCAGTACCTTCAGGAGCTTGTGCGTTAGTGGCTACAAATTCCCCACGTACAGAGTCAAAAAAATTGACGGTAGCATTAGCTATTGCCGGACTATTTTGATTGAAGTTTACTGAATATGAAGTTAAGAATCCACTTTCAAAATTCAAGCCGCCAAAGTTACCGGACATTTTTTGAGTGGTTAGCTCCGAGGCTCCTCGGTCAGGTCTTTCTCCCTGTCCTGTTATGAAAGTCTTAAAGTAATCTTTACCTGTTAAATAATAGGAAAATGTTAATGTGCCTCCAATTCCATTACCAGCTACTTGCGACTGGGTGTGCCGCTGGGTCATTAAGTAATTTGGGGATAAATTAGCGCCTAAAGAAATCGCAGCGTTAGAAGCTAGAATTTCTTCATTATTGATTTTAAGTTTAGCGTTGTCTGCGGTATAAAGCACATTAATAAACTGAGGTTAAATTCTTTTGCGTTCTTACTATGTCATCCATGCCAGCAGACATAGCGGTAGATACCTGAGTAGCCCCAGACAGCCCCACCTCCATAACCTGAGCGGCGGTATTCAAGCCTTTAACCTGCATAGTTAAGTTTTGCCCAGCTTGATCAAACGCTAGACCAGAGTTGAATACGTCTTCCGTAATCCCTAAAGACTCCTGCGCAGTAGTATAAAATGTTGTGGTTGGAAATTCTTGCCCTACTTTATAGACGGGAACGTGGTTAAAAGATATAGAATAATCTGCAGAGAACACAGTACCTTGGTCTGAGTTAGCGTCTATAGTAGTCCGGAATGTATCTAAGTTTGTATACCTGCCATGGGCTATTCCAGTTGCCAATATTCCGGTTTGAGTAGTATTTCCGGCAAAATCATTAAGAAAACCTGAAACAGGAGCCTGTTGATCCCCGCTTCCGAAAAAAGTAAATCCGGCGCTAGAAGTTGATACAGTATTACTTCCTACGTTAAATCCATAGGAATTAAGAAAACCACTACCAGAAACCCCAGCAAATTTTATTTGTACGCCGCTGGCATGAGAGTTAGTTGAATTTTTTATCCCGCTGGCCAGATAGTTAATTATATTTCCAGCCCCTTCCGTATTCCCTACTTTGCCACCTCCCGCGGCTCCAGTAATAGTAGTTAAAAAATTGAAACTGAGATCACCTTGTCTAGCGGCGGCAGGAAACTGACCTAGAGCGCCTTTAGTACCTATGGAATAAAGTGGCTGCATTGAATTTGAAAAGCTCAATGAGCAATCTGTCGCCAATAACTTTTGAGTAATGCTACCAAAAGTTAATTCTACCGCTGCCTTATCGTAAAATACCGTTGCCATAACCTTTTATTTTAAATTATTACACATATTTCACCTCAATATGAAAGATCTCAAGTTAAAATTTACCACCGCGTTAGAATCTGTACTACCTTGAAAGGATTCTGAAGTCAGAAGCATGTTATCAAAAGAGTACCTTAATAATTCTATATTTGTGTTATTTTTTTTCAAAATTAATGTAGTATTTTCAAAAACTGTTTGATCAGGAACAAATCTCATATTTTTTATCTCATAGTCGTCCACGTCTAAAGAAAAGTTTACGTTAATTTCTACCGGTGTCCCCGCTATGACATTAGTGGGCTTGTCATTATCTAAAGCGTAAATAGGAATTCTGGGAGTGGCTATATCTACGCTAAATGAAGTCATCCTGTTAGTGTTAAATTCATCCAAATTCACTTCCATTGAACTGTAGCTGGGTATGTTTAACGAGCCCGGATAGTTGTCAGTAGGTAAATCAGTCAAATCTCCCGTCCCAAAATCCCCATAAATAATAGAAGATGTATTGATTTGAGGTATTTCACCTATCCCACAAGAGCAAGAAAATGTCTCCATATACCCTTCAGTGAAGATAAATTTCTGCGATCCGTAGTCTACGACACCACTAAAAGCATTATCCCCCGTAAAGTTTTGCATCACATTCATCGATGTAGTGGGTGCAGAAGGGGATAAAGTATGAGTAAATAAGGTATTTACTTGTAAATTAGCAGTTTGAGCGCCTTGAGGAGCGTACTGTATCTCAGTTATTCCCAAATTACTCAATGGGCGCGCGACAGACTCGTATTGTGCAGATATTGATTGCACTCCCTGAATCCCACTACCATTGATAGTGATCTTTTCCGCATCTCTCCTAATTCTTCCTAACATTACCTTATCTTTATTTTACACTCTTTTTTGTGTGTAATATAATAAATAAAGGCTTAAGGGTAAAATGGCATTAAAAAGCATATACACAGTAAAGGACTGGAGCGCTACAACAGCGTACTCTAAAAACGATATTGTATTAGTGAGGAGCAATATAGGGTCAAGCGGAGTCCCTAAAAAGATTAAGTATTATTATGCTTTAAAAGATAACACTAACAAAACCCCGCCAACTTACAATAACCAATACTGGCAAGGTTATGTAAATGTAAACAACGTCGATATACCTTATTTTTCATGGACTCCCTCATACAATGTTGCCGTAAACCATAATCCCAAAACCGTTACGGTGAATTTTGGAAATAGCTACGAACAGAGAATACCTGACGGGATTTTCAATAATTTAATCCGCATAAACGCTAAATTTGATTTGAGGAGCGAAGCTGAAGCTACTGCAATAATCCACTTCCTAAGAGCCCGTAAAGGTGCGGAGAGCTTTTGTTTAAAGTCTTTACCCGCTCCTTATACCGATATACCCGGTTCCGGATATAAGAAACGCTTTGTATGCTCTAATTTCCAGAGTAATTTTGCCTTTCATAATAATTATTCTATTACAGCTTCTTTTATTCAGAAAAGTAATTAAAAATGCCTGATTATAACTCTCCATCTAAATCTAGAACTCAGTCTTCTATAAAAGCCTTAAGCTCGGAGATTAACAACCTTGAACCCTCGTCTATCGTTACTTTTTTTGAGATAGATCTCACAGAGATAATGGAAGCCAACGATATTACTAATCTAGGGGTTGAAGCTAGCGCTTATGGACTGCCTGACAGTGAACAAGACAATATATTAAGATTTCATAATAATATAAACATATTTAATTCTTATCTAAAGTGGCAGGGTAACACTTACTACCCCGCGCCGATTCAAGCAGAAGGGTTCGAAGTATCAAGTCGAGGGACTTTACCGACTCCTGAGTTCACTATATCAACACAGTCAGAAGAAGGGATTAACCTAATGGGTTTACTGCGATACCAGATACGAAAATTTGGAGATGTCATTGGGGCTAAAGTCACTAGAATTAGAACCTTCGCTAAATTTCTTGATGTAGATAATTTTTTGAAAGTTGATTCTTCCGGCAATGTTAACACTAGCTTCCTTACTAACATGGCAAGTGAAAACCTTGGAGAAATACCTCAAGGCTTTGAGCCTGATCCTTACGCAGAACTCCCTAGAGATATATACTTTATCGAACGTAAGGTATCTGAAAACAAAGCGATGCTTAAGTATCAGTTGGCTTCCAGCTTAGATTTAGAAGGATTGACTCTTCCTAAGAGAGTTATTTTTGCAGATAGATGTATGTTTCAGTACCGAGGCCCGGGATGCTGGTATCAACATTACTATGACGAAGAAAACAATTCGGGTAAGTCAAAAGAAGTAATGAAAGTTATCGAGACAATTTGGTCTGGAGCGGGAGCTGGGAACTGGAGTAATGTTACCGCTCGGTTTCAAATCACTGCCGACGGAGCTTACTCTTCAGGAGGTTCAGGCATTGCAATAGATCCCGAAAGCGATCAACTTTTTAAGAAAGGGGAAATTTTTACCTTCTCAGGAGGAGGCTCATTAGATCTTTCTGATAATGTTCTCGCTACTAAGAATAAAGATATTTATCCTGCTTCTTCTAGTTTATTCTTTGGGACCCTCACAGGAACAGTATCCAATAACGAAACAGCTAGTATAAATTATTCTTACGGGACTTTTACTTCTAATACTAATAATGCCAATCTTACTGCAGCAAGAGCAGCGTCTTATTCTAACATTTATGTTAGTATAGCAGAATCCCCAGCTTTCACAGTTAAATCTACTCAAATTTTTCGTTTAAGTTTTAAACTAATTCTTACTAGTGGGCAAATACCCAACTTTCAAGTCATTAACTCAGTAGGACTTAAAAAGGTTGGCTGGTCTAATCGTGCGACCCCTACTGACTTAGGTAATGGAACTTACAGTGTAGATTTTGAAATTAATAATTCCGCAAGCACGGCCAGTAACAACGCAAAAATACAAATTTTTAATTCTGCTGATTCTAATTTTAATTTAACTGATGTAGAGTTAAGTAGAATGAGTGATGAAATTCCTATTATACGCAAAGCTGGGCTTACTGATCCAAACTTAAAATACAAGCTCCTTCCTACAGAGGCTCCTCCTGTTGCTACAGATAATGATGAAAGAATAGTAGATATTATCCCAGACCTGCAGTCTAAATTTGCAGACCGGGGAAGATGGATGAGTGATCAAGAGTACAATAAAGGACAATATGTTTATCAAGAAAAGAACGATATAAAATATTATTACGTAGCCAAAGTTGATACCCCAAAAGCTACCCCTCCTCCGAATAGTGATTACTGGATAGCAGACCAATGCTCTAAAAGCTTGAAAGCATGCCGTATGAGATGGGGTACTGAAGGCGCAGCCTTCAAAGATCAATCCTGCCAATGCGTTATAGGGGGCGCCGTCTCAGCAGGTAAAGGCGGTCTTCCTTACGGAGGATTTCCAGCCGCTAAAAGAGTTCAACAAACACTAACTTAAAATGCTTACAGAAGATATAAAAAATAGTATTAAGTCTCACGCGCTTGAAAAAGCTCCAGAGGAATGCTGTGGATTAATCTTTGACGATGGCGTTAAAATGAATTCTTTTAAATGTAAAAATGACGCACAAAATCCGTTAGTTAACTTTTCGATAAATCCCATCGATTATTTAAAATGCTCTTACAGGGGAAACATTGTAGCTACTTATCATTCCCACAAAAACAATGACATGTTTTCTTACTTAGATAAAGAGAACAGTATTAACCATCGTCTTAATTATGTGATGTATAATATAAAATCAAATAGCTTCCATCACTATAATTACAAAGAAAATAAGATTTCTTATTTAAACATTCCTTTCCAAGTGGGTAAGAACGACTGCTTTACGTTAGTTAGAAACTACATGAAAGAAAACCTCTCTATCGAACTCCCAGAAGAAGTAATAGGAGCTTATAAAAAAGGTTCGGAAAAAAAAGATCTACAAAAATCTATAGATCTCATAGAGAAAGTTTCCCTCGATTACGATGAAAGAAAGTTTTTTAAAGTAAAAATCGGAAGTAAATCAGACCTTAAGAAAAATGATATTATCGTACTTGGTTTAAAAGGAAAACCTATGCATTTAGGTGTATTTCTTGGAAACGATTTAATGTTACATCACCCGAGAAACAAATTCGCAACTTCAGAACAAGTTAATGAAAAGTTTTTTAACAGGCTTCTTTACGTTTATAGGATAAAAAAGATATGAACATGACAGAAATAAATCTTCACGGAGTACTAGCCGAACAAATGGGAAGGAAACAATGGAACCTTGCTATTAGTAGCGTAGGAGACGCTATCAGAGGAATTCAAGCTAACACCAAAAAACTTTACCAACAGCTCGTAGAAAATGATAAAAGCAATATAAAATACAGAGTTCTCATAAATAAAAAAGATTTTCTTTTTGATAAAAGTAAAGACCCCAACTCAGAAGAAGGCCTAAGGTCTTCTGAGTTGATGATGAAATTTAAAAAACTTAAAACTATAGATATAGTACCGGTTCTGGAAGGAGCTGATGAAGACGGTAAATCCATACTTGCCATTATCGTGGGAATAGCTCTCATAGCGACAGGGATTTTTGCACCAGTCGGCATGTTCGCTGCGCCATTAATTATGGGAGGTATTGGACTAGTTGTAGCCGGCATAGCAAACCTACTTACTCCTGAGCCCGAGTTTGATGATTTTAGAGAGATAGAAGGAGGAGGCAGGCCAAGTTACATATTTAGTGGCCCTCAAAATACAGTAAGAGAAGGCGGCCCTATCTTTGTGGGTTATGGCAGGCTTCTTATAGGCAGTCATGTTGTTCAAACCTCTCTAGATAACTTTGATACTGATGCTGAAGTAACTCTCAATAATACTTGGGGAATGCAAGGCGATGGATCACTTAAATACTTCGTCCCTAATGCGGGCGATAAATTGCATAAGAGAACAACAGAACCTGATTGGGGACAAAACGGATAAGCCATGGGAGAAAAACAAAAACAAGCAAGACCGGCGGTAGTCGATATCTCAGCAGTTGTAAAAGACGGCGATACTTCATCTCCAGTCGTCACTGATTCAAGCATAGAGGTAGCTGATCTTTTATGCGAGGGTCCAATTAAAGGGATAGTAAGCGGGACTTATAGATACTATGGCAAAATGGGAGAGACAGGCTTCCAAAAAGTTACTACCCCAGACGAAGAACTGCCCTTTGGCACATTCGACCCTGAAAATCTTTATTCAGCAACAGGCTTAAATAATACCAATAGTACAGAGTTAGGTTTTTTGAGATCTATTTATTGGAACCAAATACCTGTAGTCGACAAAGATGGATATTATAATTTCAATGAAATTAATGTAGAGTTCGCTAAAGGCGAAGCTCAAGGAACTATCCCCTCTTTAAACACAGAAATGGGAGGAGCTGCTTCTGCTGAAATTTTAGACTTAAGTGTCCATAGGAATATAGGAGAAAGACTGTATGGCCCTGATATTGAAGGAGGAGCTCTCGCCCCTACAGTTGACACAGCAGCCTCCTTAAAAAGCGGCACTAGAATTGATAAGAACGCAAAAACTTATACCGTCTTCAATAAAGAATGCAGCTCTTTAATTGTTAATATTAAAATTAACACCCTGCAAGAAAATATAAGAAAAGGGCCTAAAACATTTCGCAGTAATAATGAATTAAATCCCGGTGGAAGCGCTGCTGTGGGTTATGGAGATACCAAAGCGCGCTCTATTACATATTATATTTATTATCAGCCAGTATTTGATGAAAGGTTTAATCTTGGAACTGACGCAACTAAACAAGCAGGGACTAACAGTTCCACCACTATAGAAGACCGTACAACAAAATGGTATGGCCCTGTGAGAGAAGTAGTCACCGGTAAGATTGACCAAGGTTATGTTAGAGCCACTAAAATAGACTTAGAGACAGAAGTAGGGAGTTATAAAGATGAAGTAGGTTTCGATGGGTGGAGAATTAGAATTGTAAGAACTACCCCCGAGCCCCTTACATCTTTTTTTAGAGCTGTAAGCTTTGTTGACTCTATTGTAGAAATATATGGAACTAAGTTAAGGTATCCTTATAGCGCTATGGTCTACTCTAAATTCGACGCAGAAAACTTTCAAAGAGTCCCTGCTCGAGCTTACGATACGCAATTACAAAAAATTAAACTGCCTAACAATTATGACCCCATGAAACGAACCTATGGGAAAAGTGACGCAGGCACAACTGATGGAGGCGCATCTAACAACTACGGAACTGATCCTGATAATTTTTGGGATGGTAATTTCCATATAGAAAAATACTGGAGTGATAATCCTGCTTGGTGTTTTTATGACCTACTTACTAACGAAAGGTATGGGTTAGGTGAGTATGTAAACGCAAGCGAGATAGATAAATGGGCTCTCTATGAAATATCTCAATACTGTGATGAACTAGTCGCAGATGGATATGGAGGATTAGAGCCGAGGTTTTCCTTAAACCACTTGATAGTCAGCAGGCAGGAAGCTTATAAATTGATCAACGACCTTGCTTCAGCTTTTAGAGGGCTTGCTTATTTCGCTAATGGTTTAATATTTACAGTTCAAGACTCTTTTAAGAAACCTATATATCAACTTAATAATTCTAATGTTGTTGATGGAGATTTTAGCTACTCCTCTTCTGCTAAAAAAGCGCGCCATACTGTAGCTATCGTAAGGTATATAGATAAAAGAAATTTCTTTCAACCAGCCATAGAGTATGTATCTGACGAAGAAGGCATAAAAAAATATGGAATAAGACAAGTTGAAACGACTGCAATTGGCTGCACCAGCCGAGGACAAGCACGAAGGTTCGGTTTATGGATATTAGCAAGTGAGAAAGATGAAACGGATACTGTTAGTTTCAAAATGGGCACCGAAGGATCTCACCTCAGGCCCGGGGATATAGTCCAATTATTTGATAATAACGTTAGCTCTTTAAAATATAGCGGCAGAACTAATATCGTAAGCGGTTTAGCTTATGCTAACACTCCAGCCGCTGACGGACAAAGCTCTAATATGACTGACGTTACTCGTCAAAGATTTAGCGCTGCTTATGATAGTGTTATAATTGATTCAGCTTTAAATTTTGATGCTAACAAAGCTTATACTTTTTCTTTGTTAACTCCTACCTATCATTATGATGCAGAAACTTCGGATCTAAACAGTAGTGGAATAAAAGAGATAAGAAGAAGCTCTCTTCAAACTCTTTATTTCAGCGGCGAATGTACAAGGACTCGAACTGGACAATACGCTTCTGACTTACAAATAGGAGGATCAGGGGTATGCACTCAGATATTTTTTGCAACAGGAAGCCCTTTTAGCAACACAAACAATAGCGACTTTACATCTCCCACTGGAAATAGATTTGATTTCGATAATTACACTATAACAGGGTATACAAATTCAGGAGTGAACATTGACTCTAACTCAAACACCTCAGTTGAGTATAACGGAGGCTATAACAACGGTGAGAATTTAGTATGGAGTGTTGAACCCTTCTATGAAGATGATGAAGAATTTCCTAATGGAAACTTTTCTAACTATAGAATAATTAATGTAAAAGAAAACCCAGATCAAACCTACGAAGTTTCCGCACTGCAGTACTTTAGTGGGAAATATGATAATGTAGAAAGCAAGATAGCTTTTGATAATCCTTTCTTAGATAAGAACCCTCAAACCCCGGGCCAGATTAAAGTCTCCAGAAGAGACCCGACTCGAGATAATAGTATTATAGAAGAATATGAACTATTAAGGGTTCAGTTTGAAACCGTAGGATACGTAGGAGATCCAACTACCGCTTCTAACAGTGGAATAGATTATCTCATATCTATAAAAACCGGCCAAAACTATACATTGACTCCTCCTGACATTAACTCTGCCGGAGTACAGACTTCAAATGGGCAGGATTTTGGTTATGTTATAACTCCTAATGTACCCGGGAACCCTCCAGCAGAACCAGAAGCAGGAACAATGGGTGCCACTGGTTATGACCTTTATCATAAACCTTATCGACAGACGATAGTGCCGGGCTCTGATCCCTCTAAGCGAAATGCAGAAGAGACTACTCAAATAGACATTGACTTTTTTATAACTGAAAAAGCTAACTATTATGTTAGTGTGTTTGCAATTTCTCCTTATGGAGTCTTATCTGAAAAAGGGCGAGTAGACTATTTAGATAAAAGGGAAATTCTTGGCGCTCAATCTTTAGTGGATTCTGTTAATATACATTCCCTTACCACCTCTACAATTCCTTCTGGCACTGATGGAACACCGGGGAAAAAGTTTGGTGATTTAAATTACGATATACCAGCAAACAATCCAGTCTTTACATGGCAAGCAGGAATTAATACTCAATTTGATCAACCCGGAGTATATGTAGCTAACCAAGATTTAAGTTACCGGATCACAATTAGAGAACCTGCTCTCCCTCAGCCGGGGAGTCCAGAGTCAATTAACATTCCTAATCCGAATATTTACTTTGAGTTTACTGGAGTAGGCTCAACTAACTTCAACAGTCCTAATTTTTCTTTTAGCACACTTTATAATAACCCAAATCTTTACACTACGATAACAGACTCTCTCAGTCAGTCTAATGTGTCAGAAATTAGCCCTCAAGGAGAAGGCGGCAAAACCTATTATAAAGTAGATGAAACAGGTTTTCTTGTTCAAAAAGGGTTATCTTTACCGATAAGAAAATTTGATGTAGTAGTCGAAGCTCATGACTCAGAAGGAAAGACTAGTGTTGGGTTAAATAATGACCAAAATCGCGTGTGGTATAATACTATATACGTAGATGAAAATAATAATTCACCAGCGGAAAACTTTAAAAAATCTCAAAATGTTACGCTTGAAGGTTATGACATAGTAGGGGTAGATATTGAATCAATTCCCGCAATTGTTTTCCCTAACACCTCAAATAAACCTAACGAATACGTCTCTCCAACACGAGCTTTTCAGCTGGATTATCCTTATTTAGCCCAATTAGATACTGAGCCTAATGGGTATATGAAATTAAACCTAGATGTTTCAGAGGATCAAGCTACTAACGAGGTTATCAAAACCGAAGAGGAGATAGAAACAATTTTCAACAATGCACGTGGATTAGTTTTCTATTATACTACCGGAAGCGAAGATTTAGAAAACGTAGGAACTGTCGATGACCCGGATTTACAAGCTACCCTTTTAGCTAAACAATTCTCAATTGATCCGGCAGTTATACCAGATTCAGCTAATGCTAGAAATTTTGGACTTGCTAAATACAAAGACGGAAATACAGAAAAAACTGTAAACGCAATTGTAATGGGCAGTACAGATGAAGAAAAAGCACAAACCGAAGCGGAATTAATGTCAGGAGTGTTTAGAGAATATGTATTGCTGGAAGAAGGCCAAACAGTCACTGACCTAGCTATCAAGTTTCAAAAGTCAAAAATAAAAGGCGTAGAAAACTCTCAAGTATGCATGGGAGTATTTGATCAGCTTTCTTATCTAGCTAATTTTAACGAAGACAATACCCCTAAAACTACTACGGTCAACTATTTTAAACATGACGGAACGGCAGCAACATATAATACTCCAAATATTTTCACAGATCCCGAGATTAAATTTTCTTCGATTCCAATCATTACAGACAAAAGTATGAATGGGAATGTTAGCTTTTTAGATGAAAATTCTTTTTCTCCTACTTCATTTTTTGTTTTAGAAAAAAGTATAATAACCACGCGTGATAGAGATCTAGCTTATAAAGCATGGTTCGATATTGAAATAGATGAATTTTTTGCTTTAGACTCTGTGTCAGAGACAGGAGAAACAATAAACGGCGGCCGAGGTCAATTTATACCGGAAGAAGCTATACCAGAGAGTTGCCCCTCTAATTTAAAGCCTACTACATTTAGATTCAAGAAGCCTACTATAAAATGCGGAAGAAATATAAAACGTGTAGACATTCACTATTCCATGATGAAAGGATCGGAGGTCTTAGGAGGGTCACAAATGGGACCAACAAGAGCCCCAGCTCACGGACCGCGATATAAAGACTCCTTGGATAACGTAACCTGCCAGTCCATGTTAACTATTGAATTTTTTGAGCCCCTATCTCGATCAGATTACTTAACCGACGTTAATCTATTAGTCCAAGATCATCCTAGTTCTTGGATAGGCCCCACCCCTTGGTCTCTTGAATCCTCTTCCCCGGGGTATTATGATTACGAGGGTCCTATATACGACGGGCAGGACGGAGCATTCAGTAAACAGCTTGGTTGGCTGGATACGTCTTTCCCCACCCCATATTTGCCGATTTATGCTCCGGGCCAAGACCAACAGCAGATAAATTCTTACAATTGGACTCGTGGGGAAGGGATAGGAAAGGCTATTTCAGTCAGGAGAAGAACACCAAACTTGATTGCAGTCCAGATAGACCATGGAAAAGCTTGGCTCCCAGACTTTAGTCCAGCTTTCGCTAATAAAGGCGATTATGGCGTACAAGGGAGGTACCTAAATAACATTATGAATACTCTGAAAATATACGGTGGAATTTTAGAAAACTCACTTAACGATCAAGTATAATCTATTGATGAAAGCTGAAGTATTTGAAGGTACTATACCTAAAAATTCTAGAAAGTTATATATTGTTGCCAACAACAAAACTGTAGCTACCCCTCATAACGCCTTCATTAAAATTGGCAGCAACGATACCCTTTTTAAGATTGAAAATTCAGAAGGAATTACAATTAAAAGAGCTTTCGCAGCTAGCTCCGCCGACACCATAAAAATAAAAGGCAATTACCAAAACAGAATCTTAATCGGCGATTCAGTTAAGATTTTTTTTGAAGAATACGTCCCATCAAAAGTAACCCTTAAAAAAGGTGACTCAAAGTTCAAAGAAGGAGATATCCTCTACTGCCAAGGGGGAAGACCTTCGAACTCCCCTAAAGATATTACTGGTAAGAGATGCCAATTGATGGTGACCTCTGTTAACGACGAAGGAGAAATAACTAACGTTAAGATTTCTTATCCCGGCTCTTATATTGACCCTCCTGAAAATCCTGTTATCGCCTTAAACGAAGCGGAAAAGCCTATCGAAGTTTCCTTAGATTTTGAATTGTCAGAAAGCGCTTCAAGTATTGAAAGGAGCGTGGTTCACATTGAATCATCAAGCGTAGACTCCACCCTACGCCTTTCTTACGAGCTACCCACAGGGATACAAGAAGGTGAAATTATTATTGATAAACAAGCCATCTATCTTGATAGGGATTATATTTATGATGATGCCTACAATGAAGTATGCTCTATCACAAGAGACTTCTCTCCTTCCCACCAGCTTCCATTAATGGCGCCGAATAACCCTTCTTTTCATAGCGTTTATAATAAAGCTATAGAAATGCTAGAAGAAAAGATTTCTAGTATGGAGCAGCGAATAAGGGATTTAGAACGTCGGCCTTAATTTGAATCTTGCAATAATCCTCCGGGCCTCTGTTGGTCGACAATAGTCTTAAGAACAACTCCTTGAAGCATCTCAGCCATCTTTCTGTTGTTTTCAACTTCGTTATTTATATCACGATCATCTGCATTATCTCCTTGAGAAGCTTCTAAAGATGAACCAACTTCCGCGTTACCGCTTTTATCAATATTAATATTTATCTTAACGTTGTTAGTGCTTGTACCAGTACCAGCTGCACCTCCACCGCCAACTAAACCGCCATTAGCATAACCGGGAACATTACCCCGATTAAGCTCACTCATAAAGTTTGCTCCGTAAGTTCTTACAGAGTCTGGGCTCATAACATATTCGCCGCCCATTAACATAGCAGGAGATACTCTACCTCCTCCCGCAAAACTAGGAATAGCTCCGCCTCTTGCATCGCCCATAGGTCTACCATCTAAACGACCAAATTCGAAATTAGCAGCCTTGGCATCCTGCGCTCTAGAGTAAACGGAGCCTTGCAAGTCACCTGCTCCACCCATCAAGGCCTGACCGCCTACAAGCATCGCCGCATTAACATAAGCGCTCATTAATCTTCCGCGTTTTTGTTTGTTGTGAGCTTTAATTACATCTGACCTTCTTGCCTTCTCTGTAGCAAGATAGTCTTGATATCCAGCCATCTTCTCCTCTTTACTAAACATCCTAGCTGTTTGAGGATCATCTTCCCTAAGAAGCCCCATAGTGGATATTAAGCTGCTGGTTTCAAACCTTCCCTCTGTAGGCCTAGCCCTCTCACTTACTAGCTGTCCGGTTACAGGATCTCTCCTATAATAAACAAAAGCTTTATTTAATGACACACTCGCGCTTCGGCCGCCACCTCTTATAGCATCGACTCCACCAGCATCAGGATCTGCGCCTCCTAAAAATCCGTGTTCGCTTCTTCCTAATCCATAATTTTGTTGAGCTATCTTGTCTGCTTTAGCAGGTTGGTTTATAGCGCCAGAAGCTACGCTAGCAGCGGCGGATATTCCGTAAAGCTTAGCAGCGTCCATCATGGAGAAATCTCCTCCTTGCTGGCCTCCTGTGCTTCCTCCGCTGGCATATCCATTAATTGCATTTAAAGTACCTACTCCTATTTTATTAACAGCAGATTTTCTTATTACATATTCCCCGCCACTCATCATCGCAGGAACATCATCCCTTACTCCTGACCCGCCAGTAACAAGGCCTCCACTAGCGAAACGTGACACCTGTCCTCCTCCTGAGAACATTTTTGAGAACAGCATATTAGTAGCCATATTCGCAGATACATTTGAAATAGAATTTAATATACTATCGGCGAAAGACACAATAGCTTCTTTACCAGAGGAAGCACCGCTTGCTATAGACTGAAAAGCGCTTGAAAAAGATGACTTCATTGTGTTAGCAACACTAACTACTCCACTTTCAAACTCTAACATATGATCGCGTCCACCATACATGAATTGATCACGGAAAGCTTCCATTGGATTTCCTGCTGCTCCCGGAGCATTTGTTCTAGCGTTAGCTTTGATCGCCCTCAACTCATCAGCTCCTATCTGCCCAGCGTTAAAAGCTTTTTGAGCGTTGCTTATTATTCCAGCCGCTCCAGCTCCACTTGACATCCGTCCCCCTACTTGATTGTTTAAGGCGGATTGAGCGTTTACAACAGCATCTCTTCGTTGTTTGTCAGTTAATCCCGTTGTTAAAATCCTATCAAACGCTACCTCCAAAACTCCCAACTTGTTTCCAGTCCCATCAATTTTTTGGTTAAGCTCTTCAAATTTTAATTTACTCTCTTCTAATACTTCAATATTTAATTTACCCTCGTTAACTAACTGCTGCTCCATGGTTATACGACCTGAAAGGATGCTTCTTTCTGTTCTTAAATTATCAAAATATTTTCCGCTATAAAACTTTTTGCTAGCTTCTAAGATTTTTATTTGGGACTCTGTATTTTCATTTAATTTTTGACTGTTACTGTCTAGCTCATCATTCGCTTTTCTTATGCTTTCGTCGCGCGTTTCGTTAGCGAGAGTTTCATCTTTAATTACTTTATTTAAATAAGCTAAGAGATCAGAATCTGCCCCACTAGGTTTAGGTGAAGTTATTATCTTCTCCCTTTGTCTCTCTAATTCTTCCATACTCGCCCCATCAAGGGCATACATTTGCAGTGCGGCAGCGTTTCTCTCGTCTGTGCCCATTTTCCTCTTTTGTAGAGCGGCATTGTAAGCGGCGAACGCCTCACTTCTCGATTTATTGATCGTTCCAGTCCTAGTGGTATCTGCGGTGTCTAAAGCAGTTAAGTAATTATCCGTTAATCCTTCTTCAGCGATTGCCTTATTAGCTTGAATTAACTCTACCCCAAACAAACCTCCTGCCGCATTTTGAGATATTCGATTGCTCCTTCCTGCAGCCCTTACCCCCAAATTTCTCCTGTTCCGCTCCACATTAAATGACATGTCATAACCAGCTCTGCGTCCCATGGCAGCACCACTTTTAATGAGCGGGGTTAATGCGGCTTTACTCAATCTTTCCAGCTCCTCTCGCGTTGCTCTTTGCGTGTCCGTTTCAGTTGCTTTTTGCTTAGCCATCCGTTCTGGATTTATAAACGCCTGCATAGCTGGATCCGACTGCATCGCTTGCATGTAACTAACTAAGCCCTGCGACCTGAAACCAAGCCCATCTCTATTTTCTCCAATCCCCCCTCTTTCCTTATCCACCGCACTAATGACTCCTCCTAATTCCCTAGCTAACGTATCATTGCCGCTCCTCGATAAAAGCTCTTGAAGCTCTCCAGCTGCGGCAACGGTTAAGTCACGAGCCTGTCTCCTTTGTTGTGTAAGGTTCCCCCCGGGTAAAACTCTCTCTCTAAGGTCGTTGGCTTGGAGTATCTTTCCCCTTATAGATTTCATCACATCAACCCCACTTCTAAGCGTTTTTGATCTTCCGGGTTGATTAGGATCTTCTATAGTTTCTTCACCCAATGCAATCATCGCGCTTTGAACCTGACCTGAATAAGTGCCCCTCATAGATCCGGGAAGCTTTGTAAAAGCTGACTGCATTCTTGCGCCTCCGTACTCCAGACCCCCACCGCCAAGATTACCAATTAAAGTTGAAAGATTGCCCCCGCTCTCGGCAGCTAAAACTTGAGCTTCATACGCGACCAATTGGTCTTGTAACGCCTTCATGCCTCCGGCAGGCATCCCCGCTTTTCCGCCTGAGCTAAGAATCTCACCTATGTTCAAACTTGACCTAACATTTTTTCTTAATTCCGTAACTGTAGCACTTTCACTTTTCCCTTTTCCTCCCTGCTCTATGGATTCTACAGCCTCAACGATTTTCCTTAACGCTTCTATTCTCTGAGTCGGAGAAGCTGCATCAAAATTATCTAAAACTCCCATTGCTCCTCTCAAGGCTCCAAAAGCTTCTCGTAATTCAGTGCTTACTCTTTTCATTTCTTCAGCAGCAATTTCTGCGTCCCTAAAACCTAAAGCTGTTTTCAGGTCCCCCATAGACGTCAATGCACCTATTGCCGCGCCCCCCGCTGCTCCAAGTAGCATTCCGGGACCAGTGGCTGCTGTCATAGAGGCTCCCATGCCAGCCATTGCTATTATATTGGATGCAGCGCCGATTCCTGCTTGAGTTTTTTCGCTAGCTCCGAGTCCAGCTGCAGCTCCCGGCCCTATCATGCTAAACATCATGGAAGCCATCATTAAGCGATTAGCAGCTCTTTCCTGCTTATCTGCGGCTTCTAACTGATCCTTACCTGCATCCTTCATGTCTTCAGCAGGATTATCCCCGTAAAAAGCATCTAGATTAAAATTAGGTACAAAACCCCCGGCAGCGCCATGAGACCTAGGGTTCATACCCGACCTTCGAGCCCGACTTATTCCCTGACCTAATCCACCGGGTTCATCAATAGTATTATAAACCCCTACTCCCCCCGGATTGCCAGCGGAACGTAAAGCCGGACTAGAACCAACTCTAATGGCAGAAGCCGGAACTCCGGCCGCCATTTCTCTTCCTATAGCGGAAGTAACAGGAGAAAAATTAGGAACAAAACCCATCGCGCCCATTTGTTTAGGAAAGGCTTTACGAGTCTCTTTTACACCCATTGCTTTATTAAGAAAACCTTCAAGTGGCGCTATTTTCCCTTTCCTAATCCCTTGGTTAAGTTTGGCAAAAGCTTCTTTAGGGGTTTTCCCTAAAAACGGAGCCCTGCCTGCTGTCGATAATCCGTCATTTAAAAATTTGTTAACAATGTTATCAGCAGCGCTCTGTTGTCTTTTTGCGTCTATCCTATCTTTAGGTACGTCAAACAGAGATTGCATCAATTTGCTTGGTTTTTGGTTAGCTTCAAAATCAAAACTTGCATTCTTGTCATCCACTTTAGAGCCTCGGATGGCAATCCTCAAACCCTCTTCAAACAATTGACCCTCAAACGATTCAGGAAGATTCAAAGGGCGACTAAACGCATCGGTCTGAACTCTACTTAAATCATCTTGACCCAAAGGCTTACCGTCAACATCTAGCTGCCGGACTATGCTACCTGCGGTTGAACTTATAGCTGTCCTTGTTGCTTCTTCGAGAACCCCTGTAAACATCGCTTCAGCATCAGGGTCTCTTTCGTTTGGTTGATAAATAGCCCTAGAGTCAACACCCATGAGTTTTATCTGCTCGGTTTGGAATTTGGGTTTTATTATATGCTTAAGTGCCGTAAGATCTTTAACCGGTTGAATGTAATTGTCAGGTGCAGCAGCGCTTCCTTGGAACCCTAACGCGACCCCTATTCCAGAAGCATTCAAAGGCTTAACAAAGTTTGGGACAAACCCACCTGCCGCGTAAGGATTAAACCCGTGAGCCGCGCTAAATGCTGATTTGTAACCAGCACCAGCTGGACTATTTTTTGGAGGCATAATCGCAGACTGAGACATGCCCGGAAATTGCTTTACGGTTTCGGCCGAATTATACATGACAGAACCTATACCGGGTTGGCGCATGGTTCTAATAGCTCCAGCAGTGTATCCTCCCGCCGCTGCCGCCGCTCTTTCTGCACCAGCACTTGCAAAGTTGGGGATAAACCCCCCAGCCTTTCCGGGCCTAACAGGACCAATGAAAGCTGGATCACCCGCAGGTGTAACCCTTGCTCCTTTGCCATACATTCCCACTGCTACCTGCCTAGCAATAATTTGCTGCTGGGTTCGCTCTAAAGTTTGCGCTTCCATTACCATCAGCATTTCCCGCTGGACTTGTACAAGAGTTTTTTCTTTGCTTATAATTTGCTGTATATATTGAGGCTCTGATTTTAGCTTCTCAATAACCATTTCCTCAAGGCCTGCTCTTTGTTGAGCTGCCCGATTTAAACCCATGAAATCTTTCATGGCGGTAGTTGCAAACTTTCCTAAATTCAATGCCAACTTAGTAACTCCAGCAAGCACCATTACTAGTCCGGGGCCAGATATAAAGTTACCTATCCCCGCCATAAGGCCTTTTCCAATACTTTCCCCAGCGCCTTCCATCGTGCCTCCTTCGCCGAAGGCTTCAATTGATGTGTTTACGGTATTTAAAACCTTCCTAATAGCTGGTTCGAACATCCCCCCACCCATCGCGGCTCCAGCTTTTGTTAGATTCGCCATTGTCCTATTTGCAAGCGCATCTAAAGTCTGGTTTAATTGCTCATTTCTCTTGTAAGCTTCGTCAGTCGCGCTATTAGCAGCTCTTAACGACCCACGATAATTTGATGTTTCTTGAGATAAATCAGATAGAGCGGCTTTTAATATGTTAACTTGGAAAACACCTGCTACATTTTCTGCCAATGAAGCTTGTTGCGCTTTAGTTAGGTTATCGAAACCTTTCGCCATGTTATCCAAGACCTTCATACCGTTAAGCATACGGCCCTGCATATCTGTAGAGGCTATACCAAAATCACGTAATTTTTTCTGAACGTCTGAACGTTGTATACGTGTGAAAATAGTCTTGAAGGCGTTACCTATGACAGCTCCACCACGAGCAGTTCTCTGTTGTACGGCTGTTGTTATAGCCATCAACTCATTCATATTAACCCCTGCAGACTGAGCAGAAGCTCCCACTCGCCCAATAGCTTTAGCCAAGTCTTCTGAACTAACTGCATAGGCAGCATCAACCTTAGCCATCGTATTTACTATCTTTGCAGAAGTAGCGCCCTCTTTATTAAAGGAGTTTACGGCAGCCGTAAGAGATTTAACCGAATCAGCCGCGTTCATTCCTGTCAGGCGGGTAAGTATTAGAGCGTCTTTAGTTCTTTGGAGTGTCTGCTCCATACCTAAACCTTGACGGGCTAATTCTGTAGCAGCTTCCGCGACTACATCAAAACTTTGGGCAGTTTCTCTCGCCACCCTAAACATACCCTTACCAAACTGATCAAGGGTTTTAACGGAAGCGTTCATGACGACGTTTACGTCCATCATTGCTTTCTCAACTTTTACTGCGGATTGCACCATTGCCTTTAAAGCACGGTCAACTTGCATTATTAATCCCGCAGATGCGCCGAAAGCTATAACACGCGCATTAGAAGCCTCTAAAGACTTAGTAAATTCATCAGCTCGGACTGTGGCTTTGGATAGTCCGGTGCCTAAGGCTCTTACTTTATCTGTCCCTCCACCTCCACGCCCTATACCACCCATGGCTCCCCCCATGCTCTTGGATAAAGCGTCAATTTTCTTCTGAAGTGCAGCTACTTGCCTTTGAGCTCTTCTTGAATCCAGATCTAAATCTACTATTATCTTGTCCCTAGCCATGTTCCTAGTGTATTATTACACTATTTTTTGACTATACACCATGAAGTTTCATCATATCTTCCATAGTAAGGGAACCGCCCTTTTCAGCGGCTTTTTTAGCTAGATTAATAGTTTCGTTAGGGTTATCTAGACCTAATCTCTTTAAGTCACCTTTTGTAGCGCCCACTAATGTTGTGGCAGAGCCTTCCAACCCTTCATTTTTGGACTTATCGAGAGTGTCCCTAGCGCTTTTAGTCGAATCAAACCAATCTATTAGTTTATCTGGATTTTCTTTTATTTCATCAGGAACTTTAGCCTCTGAATTCTCCATCATTGACTTATAGTACCTTGCATACCCAAATAACTCTATCTGATAGAAAGTTAGGTTCACTAAAGGCTTCCCAAAAAATACATGGGCATTATTTTCGCACAAATAAAATAAATTAGTAAAAAATGGAGCAAGAGATACCTTTTTTAGAACGTTTGAATTAAATTGCTTAGTACTTTTATTATACGTCTCAATCAAACTCATAACTTTAGCTGAATCCAACTCTTCAAACTCGTCATTAGTGAATAATCTATCGCCAGATTCAGATAATAACGCATTATACATGTAATGTTCGTTAACTCGGCGGGCAGAATACACTTCTGCGCAAAATCCAATCATTTCCTCCTTCTCAACCTCGGCCGCAGTGAGTTTAACTTGATTTTCTTCAATTTGCTTGTTGATATCGTCTATATGAGCCTTAAGGAAGACTTTACTTTTTGATTTTTGCAGTCCTGCAAGAAGACTTCGAAGTTCTATAATGTTTTTATTCTTCTCGTCAGTCCATATATTTTCTTTTAACAAGAAATCTATTCTTTCCTGACGGGTAGGAAGGCCTTCTTTTAGGGCTTTGTCATAAAAATACTTGTTTTTTATGTCTAATTCGGCCGAATCATAGTTTGTGAAGTGTTTAATCCTAACTTTACCGAATTTTTCAGAGTTTACTAAGGTATATCCTCGTAAAACTTCTGAAAAAATTACTTTTAAGTTATTTTCATCCACACTTTACTTTTTTTTCGCTTCTACTTTTTCCTCTCGAGCTTTTTCTAACGCTTCTTGCTCCTCTTCATCCAGTTTAAGAGCCATATCTATCATGCTTTGGAATTCTTGTTGGCTATTAGGCCTACCAACGAACCAAAAACTTACGTAGTAAGCAAATTTACGAGCGACGACAATAGGAAAAACATCATCTCCCTCTTCGATTTCATCGTATTTTTCGAATCGGTCATCCAAATCTCCATTTCCAAAGAAAGGATTTTCTACTCCATCGTTTTCTCCATAAGCCAAGTGGAGCATCCACCATAAAATGACTTTATTCCTTGCTCGGCTTTCTGCTGTCTCCTCATATAGAGAATCTTCCATCAATTGAAGATCCCGCAGCTCTCTACGAGCAGGTTGGATTTCTCCTTCAAGCTCTTTTAGCTTTTTTTTCTGAGTTGGTGTCCTTTTCTTTTCGTCAACCTTTAAAATTTTAGACTGTTCTTCATGAAACTTTTGCAGCCTGTCTACTATTTTTTTGTATTCATGATTTTCTTGATCGCTGCGGGTTCCGCCGTCGTTTTCAAAACGTTTTTCGAGTAAAGCGCGAGTTAAAAGTCCCGCTTTAATCCCTTCTGCTAATTTTACGCCATAGTATAACTCAGCTTCATCAGTCATTGCACGAGTTGGGCGGCGTAAGAAAAATTTGTGAGGAACTTCTTTTTGAACTTTCTTAGAAGTTGTAACTTCTGTTCCGTCTTTTTTTGTCTCAACAGTATCTTCGCTTACCTCTTCTTCTTTATTTACAGTGAACTCGTATATACGTTTCATTTTGGTTTATTATTGTTATATTCGATGAATTTTTCAAAATATTCCTCTAACTCTCGAATAGTGTCATTTCCTAAATCGAGAATTCTTTTGCGGATTCTTTGGTGAGTTTCTTCGGGAATTTTGATGCCATCAGCAGATAGGTCTTCAAGAATAAAGAAGAATTGCTTGTATAAATTAGTTATCTTTCTCCGCGTTTGAAATGCGAAAAAATTATTGATAATATCCCTATCTTTTCCTTCTTCCTTAGGCATGCCTTCTACCTTATATCTTACTATAAATTACACTATTTTAACAAAAAAAATCCCTCTTTCGAGGGATTTTTAAAAAATATATCTTGTATATTAATTATGATCAGATAACTCAGTAGAGTAACCACTCATAAACACCCCTACGTCAGATTGTTCAGGAGCGCCTATCTGGCAGCTAAAATCAAGAGTAACAGTTTTGTTGTCTCCTATGGAACTTGAGAACGACTGTGATTCCAACTTAAGCTTTTTCATTGTATAAGTCATCACAGTTTCTTTTACCTTAGGCTTAGTGCAGTCAGGTACGTTCTTTAAGAAGACTGTAGCTTCGTAATCTTCATCACAATCTATCAAGTCGTTTATAGTACCAGTAGTCAAATCAGCGAGAATAGCGTCAAAACTGAAGCTTGCACTAATAGGGAAGTCGATAGGACGAGCAAAAGCAAATCTATTCCCTAATTTTTGTATAGGCGTTCTAGCTAAATCAAAACTAATGTTATAGCTTTGAATATGGGCATTTGAAACCTTAGTTCCGGGGAGATCTTCCTCTGCCCCGCTGCTCTTTTTGAGAGAGATTGTAATATCACCGGGACGTAAGGTTGAAATAGCTCCAGTAACATTAACATCATTAGGATTTAAATTAGTTGTCGATACCGGCAATTTAATTGGTGCTGGATTTAAGGAAGTATCTCCATCTTTTTTAGCGAGAAAAGTTCCAGCTACACCAGCACTCCCTGCACCGCTCCAAGCATTCCATTCTATTTGGCCTCCATCAGTGGTATCAATAGAAGGATTAGAGCCTGTGATGCCCACAACCACATCAGAGAAACTGCCCGTTAAAGCGGGGCCAAGCCTCCCTGCAGGAATAGCTAAATTAGCACTTAGAGTCCCAACCATCTCTTGAGCCCCTTTCTCTAAAGGTTTAGTTAATGTAAAGTTGGCGGTACCACCTCCATTAGCGTAAGTCAGAACCTTACCCGCTGGAATAGTATTTTGTGCTCCTGCTTGGGCTGTCGGCGCAGGATTTGTAGTTTGATAACTAGCTCGACTTCCTGTTGTTATTGGAATTGTAACATTCCCTGCAGTTAAAGTTTGAGCATCGCCGGTTGGCTGAACTATAATTCTATTGTTAGCTGTAGCTAATTCGAACCCATAACCATTAATATAATTCTCTGGGGAAAACACTGCAGATTTTGTACTTCCGGGCGTCTTTATCCCCGTATAACCTGCGTACATCCCTGTATAAGGTAAATTTACTGCATTAAGATTTTGACCTTCTATAGAAAACGAAGCAGTAGGCAACCCCCCTACGGCACCTTCAGTGCTGTAAGAAGTAAGACTAGCGTTACCTATACCAATTAAACTTTCGTAATTACCACTCTTGGTGTTATCTATTGCGTCAGATCCTTCCTTAGTAGTTAAGATGTAATAATTTTTAACTCCTTGGTTAGTCTCCGTATCAATCATTCCCGATATACATGAAACAGGGGTAGTGGAAACAGGATCTTTAGGGCCAGCGAATATATCAAACCCTAACTTTTTTTCATTGCCTAAATTAGCGACTAAATAAGATCCCTCGAGAGAAACAGTAGGCGTTTCCGTTATTATACGGTCAATAGCGGCAAGTTCACCAAATTGGTTAACGTCTTGGCGGCCAATACTAAAGGAATAATTACAACTTTGGATCCGATTAAGGTCTGCATGATCATTTGAGCGACCCCCATCAGCGGTACGAGACCCTGTCGCTATTCCTGTAGGATTTATATCTTGAGAAACATAAACCGCCTGACTTTGGTAAATTACCCTATTTCTTGCCATGATATTTTAATATTTTAGTTAGCTAGTCCTTGCCTGTTATAAAAGCCGCTCATAAACACTCCGACATTTGTCTGTTCCGGACCACCAATCTGACAACTAAAGTCAAGAGTTACGCTCTTATTATCACCAATAGATGAAGTAAAAGATTCACTATCAATCTTAAGGTCACGAGCGAGGTACGCTACCGCTACTTGACGGTCAGCACCAGCCCCACATAAACGTGGATCCTTCATTTTAATTATAGCGTCATAACTTGAGTCGCAATCAATTATATCGCTTACTGTTCCCGTGGTTAAATCTGCCAGAATAGCATCAATACTTAAGCTTGCTGTTATAGGAAAGTCAACGGGTCGAGCAAAAGCGAAACGGGTTCCTAGTTTTTGGATAGGAGTACGGCTCATATCGAAACTCAAAGTAAAGCTTTGAATGTGAGCGTCTTTAATATCTGCTCCAACAAGTAAATCATCGGTAGTCGCAGAAGTATTCATTAAAGCATCGTTTAAAGCACCGCCTCCAGCAATTAAACTTAAAGTAATGTCTCCCGGACGAAGAGCTGAGATTAAACCAGCCCCTGCTCCTGAAGCGCTTGTCGTAGGAATAGGAAGAACTACGTTTTTGTTGACTGAAGTGCCATCTGTAGGATTAATCGCAGGGTTAATTCCTGATATACCTGAAAGAACATCACTAGTACCGTTAAACCTAAATCCTTTCCCTCCCGTGACGGCAGGCTCAAGGGTACTTATTTGATCCCCTGTCGCTATGGTATTAAAGTTCATATTCATAGCTTCAACAGAAATGCTAGCTGTAGGTAGACCACCTACCGCAGCTTCGGAGCTATAAGAACTAAGAAATCCATTACCAATACCAATAATACTTTCGTATTTCCCAGTATTTGTATTAGCGATAGCATCAGAACCTTCTTTGGTTGTTAATATAAAGTAATCTTTTTGGTGGGCATTCGAATCACTATTAATAATTCCTGAAATACACGAAACCATATTCGCAGCTGCCACACCACTAGGAGTAACCTCAAATCCTAATTTATGCTCATTGTCCAAATTAGCCAAGATGTAAGAAGTATCCAAGCTGACAGTAGGAGTCTCAGTAATGATGCGATCAATTGAAGCGAGTTCTCCAAACTGATTCACGTCTTGACGAGATATACTGAAGCTATAATTTGCACTTTGCACTCGATGAAGATCCATTACAGAATCTCGTGCATTTGCGTCAACTACTGTTGGGAATCCTTTTGTAGATGGTGCATAGCCACTTGTAGTTGTTAAGTCCCCATTATAACCACTTTGACTTACGTAAACAGCCTCACTTTGATAAATTACTCGATTTCTAGTTGCCATTGTAAAATTCCTATTTCTTATTTTAATTTACAGTTAATATGCCTAAAAGTGAAATTATTTTCCTATTGTCGGGGAGTTCTGATCTTACTAACCTCAAAATCAATTAAGGTAGAGTAAACATTGGGATTAAATTTTCTAACTTCGTTTTCTAAAACCCTATCAAAACGCGAAATATTTACATCCTCTACGTATAACTGCTGGTCACTTCCTTTTCCGTTTACTATCCCAGTATAATCATACTGAGAACTTCTGTAATAACCAAATTGATTAAATGGCATCTCAGAAGGCTCCAGAATCCCTATTTGCTCAAATCTTCTATCCCGAAATAATGACCCTATAGCATCTATGTCGAATTGACTATCAGCTATGACTATCGCTCTCACGTTTATAATTGTGTTATCTTGGCCGCCGAAAGCAAAAGGTTCATTATTACTTCCATCATTTTTTATATAAACTACTGGATAAGTTAAAGTATCTGGCTCAAGCCCAGTCGGAACTACTGAAGATATTTTATTTCTGTTTGTGTATTGGCTCTGAAACAGAATTTCATCTTCCGTCCTACTAGTAAGATATACATTAAAATCTTTTATGGCGAAACTGCCAGTAACATTACTAGACTGAGCCCCAGACCAATATGATCTACCATTTCCATAGTCTATAGCGTAAAGTCCATCGCTTCCTCCTTCTCCAACGTTAACTAAAGTATTACCTGCATAAAGCCCTGTTGGAATTGTAGCGCCAGTTATAGATGCGTCAGATACAAATTGAGAATATGAACTAGCGTAAGTATCGTAACCAAAATAATCGTCAGACACGCTATAGAATTGCCCAGTTGTATTTTGGTAAGCGTCACCTTTATCTAATAATGTATGGTCAAACCATAACAAGAAGCTGGACATTACTTGGTTGTCAAATTGAGCCTTCATTTTAGTTTATTTCGAGCTTTGTCTAATATTTCCATTATATATGGAGTAGGAGAGAATTTAATAAAATTAATTTGCCTACTTGTCTGTAGGGCAACCCCTGAACGACTATGTTTATCGTACAAAAATCCAGACCCTTTTCGGGGTTGAAAAACTGTTTTACCATAGTTAGTTATCCCTTTCTCTACCCCTTGAACCCAACTTTTAGTAGTCCAAGGCAGAGGAGTTGCCCCATAAATTTCCAGTTGATTTGGAACCCTTACATCAAATTCAATCCTAAAAGTATTTTTGTTTACCCTTACCACTCTCCCTTTTTTACTAGTAACATAAAAAGAGGCATCCAAAACTTCTCTTAACATCGTTACGGGTTGGGAGTTTTTTTCAAACCCTAAAAAGCCAAAAAAGTTACCTCTTCCTCCCAATAAGCTACTCGATTTGCCACTGGGACCTTTTTTTATTTCTTGAGTTACTTCGTGTTTGTCAAATTCCTTTAAAACTTCTTTTTTTATTTGATCGGCTTTCTTTTTAGCTTGTCTATTCGCTAATTTTTCTAATCCTTTGGGTACTGTAACTGAAAGAGTTTTAAGGATTTTATTTATGTCTATTTGACTTCTTTTTGATCTTCTAGACATTAAGTTGTAGCCTCCAAATAATACACATAGTAGGTTTGACCAATAAAAAATCTTGCGCCGTCTGAGCTTACGACATTAAAAAGGCTTCCATTTATTTCAATAGACTCAGTTTTTCCTTTATCGATATAATTTTTACAATCTAATTCTACTTTAATCCTAACATCACCTTTTTCTATCATGACTTTAAGCTCGTCTTGATATTCCAAAGGTTGATTTTCTTTATAGTTTATAATAGCGCTAAATGACTGATTGACGGGAGTATAGGTGACTTGAGTTTTCGGCGCTCCATATCCTGCGTAAATATTTTGATCGGCCGCCAAAGTAACAGTTCTAGCAGGCTCTTTGTTTACTGTAATAGTCGCCTTAAACGTATCAAAATGATCAGCTAAAGCTGTTTTAAAAACAGTTGCCTCTGACGCTGGTATTAAAGATGCCATAATTATACAGGATAAATAATTCTATTATAAGGGAACCCTTCGTTATTAGAGTAGTAATACCCCCTTACAGTATCGTCACCAGCAACTTGAACAGGAGAGGCTTTCCTTAATTTGTAAGCGTTTATCATATCAGTTAACTCTTGATACTCTTCCTTTTTCAATGCTAAATAAGTCTTACTCAATTCATTTTTATTTATTTTACGAACGCGAGAACCGTCTGAAGCTACCTCTACCACTGGATCAGTGGAAGCTGCCCCTACCGTGCTCCTTATTTGTTGATCATAATAATGAACAATGTACATTTTTTTAAGAACGGCCGCTTCTTCTGCTTGAATTGAAACTATCGCGGGGGTGGAAGACTCACCTTGATTCCCGCTTATTGAAAGACCAAGAGCGCCTGTAGCCTCGTTATAAACTTGAGGCTCGTTTTCGGGCGCTATAAAGCTCCCTGAAAACTCGTAAGCATCTGAGCCATAGTCTACTATTTTAAAAGTAGTATTAATCCTGTTATTTAATTCGCCGACATTACTCCTAATCCAAAAAGAAATGGCGGGAATTGATATACTCGAAGGTTCTCCGAGCTCCCTGTAAAGTTCATCTGCTATATCGACAATTTTCATCTTTTCTAAAATTACACTTCTTTTTCAACTTCGAGCCTATCTATATCGGCTCTTTCCCCATAAATTGTGTAGAAACAGTCAATTGTTTCGCCGTCAGCAGCGCCGATTACTATCTCAGTTAACGACTGACTAACCACATATAAATGTTGAAATGAGCCTTTTGGTGTTAGCTGTACTGTGATTGAGTCTTCTCTCACAAGGCCCGTCCAGTAATCTGGCAAAGTAATAGTATTAGATTGAGCTCTGCCTCGGTGATAGACTCCAAATTCAGGACCTTCCAAACAGCCATGTTCTAATTTTTTATTTTCTTTAGTTGGGTGATCGATCAAGAAAGATTTACTACTTGCGTAGAAAGAGCCAGAAACTTGAGCATTACCGCCAACTTGGAGGCCATAACTGCTACTAGGGCTAAAACCGTTAATTCCAACATTTCCTGATATAGTAACGTCATTAGTAAATCTACCAGTTCCTGCAACATCCAACTTGTAAGAGGGGGTAGAATCCCCTATCCCAACTGATCCGCTTAGATACGTGTTTCCATTAACATTAAATTTTTGACCAAAACTGCTTGGCGAAAATCCGACTCCAACTTGACCATCTCCAGCGACTATAAAAGCGTTAGAATCTCCTCCAGTGTTAACTCTAAGAGCCTGAGCTGAACTTCCCGAAGATGCTACTTGAACATTAAGTCCATTATCTTCTGATTGAGTTCCACTGTTGTATATGTAAGCTAAAAATGTACCATTACCTTGATCACCCGTTACGTGAAGAAGCGAAGTGGGAGCAGCCACCCCTATCCCAACGCCCGTATTTGTAACGCTAATAGCAGTTGTCCCGAATATACTATCTGCACTGTTACTGTTATTAAGGCCTAACTTTAATGTGTTATTGTGGTATCTAACTAAAGCAGAATGGTAGTTCCCGGCATAATTATACAATAATAATGTGGTTCCATCATTATTTCCATTTCCTAGGAACAAATCGTAATCGTTTGCATTGTAGCTGGTGGCTACGTTTGTTCTGCCTATCATTGCCGAACAGCCTGAAACGTGTAGCCCTGTCTCACCCGAATCAGCGTTAGTAATTTTTAAAGGGTAATTACCAGTGTTGGCTTCAATAGTGCAAGCGCCACTCGCGCCTACTTCAAATCGGGTATTGTTGGAATCTCCGCGGCATTTAAAAATATTTCCGGAGCCCTTCTGAACTTCTAGACGAGCTCCAGTAGGATTATAACCAATACCTAAGTTCCCGTTATCATCAAGGATCATCCGACCATTAGAGCCGCCAGTTCTAAAGTCCAAGTGGTCCGAAGTATCCAGTTTAATTCCCGCTGTTGCAGAACCATCTGCATGCAACCAATATAATCCTGTATTATTCGGAAACCTTGCTTCTTTTTTGAAGTCCCAAGTGCTACTGGTGGAGTTAACAACCTCTGTTCCCTCTGCGACTAATGATAAATTATTTGTACCAATACCGCCGATAACAGCTTTATCTGTATCCCATGTTAATGTTCCGTGAGCAGCTCCAGAACCCCATTGGACTACTCCAGATGTACTAACCCAAAACCTAGTTGTACTTAACGCATCATCTGAAACATTTAATTGTCCACCAATATATAAATCATGCCCCCCTGACCCTGCATTTTTAAATGTAGTTGAATAATCACCACTTGAAGATGATCCTAAAAATTGATATGCCCTAGCCCCCGTAGATTTCCAGTCAATATAATGAGCGGTAGAGTTATTGTTATAAAATCTGAATAGCCCTGTGTTATTCGCGCCGTTACCTAAACTTAAATTGTTGTTTGAAGGTATAGTGAGTCCTGAGTTATTAGTTATTAGGCGAATACCACTGTTGGTGGCATAAGAAATAGAATCTGCCGTGTCAGAGTAAATATAGGTATTAGAACCGCCATCTAAATATAATATGTTTCCTTGAGGAATTGTAAAGTTGTTGCCAACTGATACAACGCCAGTATTCTCCATTTTAAAACCGCGGCCGAAATCAGCTTTATAACTTGCCGTTGCTAAATCGTTTCCTGTCCCTGAAGCAGTCCCGTCAACCCAAGTCCATCCATCAGCATAAGCGTCATTATAACTATGACTAAACATGCTCTCCACGTACATTTTAACCCAATAACCCGGAGTACTAAGGCAAATACAAACCTTCTTAGTTCCTGATGAATCCCAATCTTCCGCAGATAATTGGACAGTAGGCGCCCATCCCCCTGCGGAACTGCACGAAGCGTTATAAAAAGTGCTATTGTAGTAGTGCCAACAAATAGTTAGGTTGGCTGTCTCTGCGTTACCATAAATGAAGCCTTTAAGATTAACTGTGAAATCTGCGGAGCCTAAAGCGAAAGGAATTTTTGTTCTAATTTTAATATTCGGGCTCGCGGAGCTCGAAGCTATACTTAATCCAATTAAACTTAATCGACTTCCATCGCCGAAACTCGCCTCCCCGTTTACTGCTAAAGTGGTTTGAGGGTTAGTATCCTTTATCCCAACAGACGCGCTAGGGAAAACCGCAACTCCGCTGGTTCCTATCTGAAAATAATCGCCGACGCCATTTTTATGGATTGCAAATGTTCCGCCTGAGGTGAGCCTTGTAAACCAAATATGCGAGCCGCTTTGGTACTGCATCTGATAGTCTGTTGCTTGCAACTGAACACGTTTATTAGCAGCAATAACTAGAGAGGTTGCTCCGTCATTGTAAAAGTAAGTGACTCCTGCTCCGAAGTATATGGCCTCGTCACTACCTAAAGAGCTTCCGTTGTATATACCAGAGTAGGTTGAGTCGCTGTATGTTTTTAATTTTGTTGTATTAGAACCAAAAATAGCGTCGCCAGTAACAGTCACACCTGAAGTAGTAACCCTAAACCTCTCTGTGTCGCCTACCTTCATCTTAATGTAAGTTGCATTGTCTCCAATGAAAACTGGCTTGCTTACATTTTGACCTGCTCCCGTTGCATAATAATAACCGCCCGTATCCTGCCCTGCTAATATTTCACCATCCCCGCCGAATAAATAACCAGCAGATATATTAATTATTACTCCATTACTAACAGTCTCAAACGTTTTAGTGCCATTGTAATAAAGCTCCACTGCACCAGCATGTTTCATAATGACCGAGAACTTTGAGCCACCAGAATTTGTAAAATTTAAATTACCCGCATTTGATCCCTGTTGGACATATGAATTTGAACCGTCATGCCAAATCATTAAATCAGTCCCATTACCAAAAGTGGTTTTAACCCCATCTCTTTGTCTCACTAAGTCGTCTGACTCATCCCATTCCCAATACCTGCTAGATGTTGCTCCATATAAGCGAACATCATGACCAGTATCATCAACTCCAACCGTTATACTGCCACCCCTGAAATAAGAGCTCCCTGCCGCATCCAAATATATTTTATCCGTTCCGCCGTTGTTTTTTAGGAGTAAAGCTCCGGCTGAACTCCCGTTAGCGCTTTGTCCTAACTGAGCAATTTCAACCGTATTTCCAGAATGAGTGACCGTTATTTGATTTACTGTTGAGCCAGTGGATTTAACATTAAATCTGGCACTTCCACTGGGTGTACCCACTCCAAGCTTACCATTAGAAGTAAGATAAAGCTGCTCCCCTCCTGCATAACCAAAAGTAAGTTGCGCAGAGTTGTTAGCTCTTATATTAAAATAGTCTCCTCCAGAAAAATCTCCATTAGCGCCATCTAACCATATTACTGCGCCGCTGGAATACTCACCCATAGCTACTGCGCTACTGCCCTCAAACACTGAAAGAACGTTATTCGGCGTTGCGGTTCCTATACCAAGTCTTCCCGCAGAAGTAATCCGCATTTGCTCAGCAGTGTTAGCTCCATTAGCTCGCGTATGGAAAGTAAGAGCACTTGCATAGTTGTCTGCAGTACCGTTTTCTTTAATTCCCTGTATTACGCCAAAGTCATTTATGGCTGAACTGGTTCCATTTATATAGCCACCTAAAGCTATGCCTGCTCCCGTACCTGCTGCTGCGCTAGTTGTATCTAAGAAAGCAACTATTCTTTTTGCAGATCCATTTGTTTGATTGTCACCATAAACCTGCAGCGGGAAAGCGGGAGCGTTTGTACCTATACCTACAAAACCAATATCTGATACACCGCTCCTTGCCGAAATAGTCATCGACTCTGTATCATTCCCACCAGCCATGACGCTAAATCTTAACGCGCCATCTTCAGTCCCACTTGTATTATCCACTACAAATGATCTAATTTTAGCAAAACGAGTGTTATTACCATCGCTATCAGGCGCTTCAAAATACAAAAAATGATGAGCGTTACCATCACTACTGCGATCAGTTCGTAATGTTATACCTGTCTGACCAGAGCTGTCATTATCGAGCAGTATAGTTTGATCACTAGCTGAATTTGTATATATATGAAGAGGAGTATTTGACCCCGGAGTAGCTGTTCCTATACCAACTTTGCCGTCACCAATAATACGTACTTTCTCTGAAGATGTACCGGCGTTGTCTGTAAAAAATGAAATATAACCAGTATTATTAGCGCCTGTAGTTCCGCCTTGAATCATTGCTACCTGACCAATGCTATTTTGAAATGATAACGTAGAAACGATATCAGTGGTATTGTTATTAGCATGCTTTAATACTATCTCTGCCCCTTCGTCATGCGATCCGTCACTTTGGATATGTAATTTTGCACTAGGACTTGAAGTATTGATACCAACATTCCCGTCATACCTAAATACTACAGCATTGGTTGATTGATTTGGCATGAAGCTAAAATCACCCGTACCTTC